TAATAATATCTTTTTTTAATTCATCAATAGATTTCTTTGTTAACTCTACTTCTACATAGCAATCATTAATAATAAACTTATCTTTAACATCATTAGGTAGATTATCAATAGAGTTAGTTGCAATTAAATCTACAATATAGTTATCTATTTTTTCCTCTGTAAAATCTTCTGAAGATTTTTTCAACCACATTTTAACACTTGAAGCTAATTTATTGCCTATATTACATCTTTCTATTGTTCTTGTTTTCCATTTACCATTTACTTGCAAACAATTAATATTCACATATTTCATAAAATTCCATCTAACTATAATCTGATTTAATGGTATTTTTAATTTTTGATGTATACCTAAGCCATATAATAAAAGTTGACCTTTTTCAGTATCTATTTTATCACCTTTATATATACTAGAAGTTTTCCAATCTGTAACTACTATAATATTTTTATTATTTCTTTTTTCTTGATGTATAAAATCTATATACCCTTGTATTAATATATTATTAATTTTTATAGGTATAAACATTTCTTTTTTCATTTTAAAAGGTATTTTTTGATGATTCTTGAAAAAATGTTTTAAACATGATTCATATTTTAATGCTATTTTTTTATTTTTATCTTTATCAGATCTATCATATTTAAAACCAGCGACATCATATTCAAATATTTTTTCTTCAAATTTTTCTAGCATACCATTATGATCAAGCTTATTATCATAAAAATCTTCTAAAATTTCATGAGTTGAACCACCCATAAATTTATATATACTATCATTCCTATCTTCTGCTAACCTTTGAATATATTTAAGATAATATTCATATGTATCTGTTTTATAACAATTAATTTTACTCCATGAAAATATATCTGTACAACTTAATTTATTAGCTATTTTTTCTATTTCATCATATGATTTTCTCATATTTTTTATTATTTCCTTTCTTTTTCTAATTCTTTTAAATATATTTGATGTTCTCTTTCATCATATTTAATTTTATGTTTTAATAAATAATTGAAAATTTTATTATTTGCATCTGCTGGTGATTCTTTTTCTTTTAATAAATCATATTTATCATATATATAATACACTTCACGAATCCCATAAAATTTACTGCAAGTATATCTAATATGTTGTAATGAAATGTCTTTATCAAAAGCAATTACAATTTTTACATTGAGTCCTATTAAAATTTTAACTTGCTCATCAGATAAATCATGACTTCCTATTGCAACTCCTGTTTCGTCTTTTTTACTATGTCTTTTTAATACACTTTTTTCAGATTCATAAACACAACAATATCCTGCTCTTTGTATACTTTTATAATTCTCTTGCAAACCATATAAATTACATGATTTAGGATAGGCTTTTATTGGAAAATATTTAGGTATACCTAAAATATCAAAATGAGGTATTGTAGTTCTACCAATAATTCCTACATAATCCTTCTCGTCTCCACACCAAAGTCTATGTGGTATAACTATTCTCTTCTTGTCATAACTGTATCCTATTTTAAACTTATCACATGTAAATGGTAATATACCTTCTCGAATCCAATTTATATGGGGTAAATGAACATAATCTTTAATTATACTTTCATCATAAACCTCTAAATCATTAACATTATATCTTCTCTTTTTTACCTTTTTAAATATATACAAAGGATCTATTTTTTCTTGATTTTTATTTACATTTTTAGATTTAGTATATTTTAAATTTAATATATTATGTAGATATTGAATGGATTTAAAAAAAGATATATTTTTTATATCCATTACCAAAGTAAATATATCACCTCTTATAATTTTACCGTCTGATTTAAATATTCTAACTGATAATGTTTCTTTTTTTATAGCTATGTTATTAGTAGAACTATGACCAGGTAATCCACATCTATATTCTTTTCTATATTCTTTTAAGTGATGACAATTTAAATTATTTATTATATATTCTATTTTATTATTATTTATTATATATTCTTTAAGTTCTATAGCATTCACAGTACTTTTATCACCACCATTCTTGAACCTCTTCACCTCACGCTACGCTTAGAAATGGAAGTATTCTTGACTATTAGGATAAAAAATATATAAAACTACATTTAAAAATCTACAGGAACATTACAAATACCAACTTCTTTTAATAAATTTCTTGATAAATCATGCTCTAATACAACTTGATAAAAATTAGCACTCCCTTCTCTATTTTTTACAATAAATGCTATTTGGTAGGTTTTATCTTTACTAATTTTAACAGGAATTTTAGAACAACCATTTTTTCCTTCTAGCCTATAAACTTTCAGTTCGTTTTTCCCTCCTGGGTATTCATCTTCAAAGAAATTTCTTATCATTATACAAGTAGATGCAGGATCGATAATATTTTTTGCTAAACCAATATTATCTTGTGTATAAAATCTTTGTCTTGCGCCTCTTCCTTTTTCTAATTGAAAAGTACATGTAAGATGAACATTTTTTCCAGCGGGTTTAATAACATCATATAAATCTACCATACGCTGCATCATAAGCAACCATGAATTATCTGAAACATTTCCAGCATCATTTTTAAAAGTATCTATTAAAAAATCTCCAACACCTAAAGCAGAATATTTTTTTATTATTTTTATTGCTTTTTTTGCCGACCACTTATCAAAAGGTATAATAGTTATAGATTTTTTTTCTTTTTGTTTTAACATCCAATCTCCACATTTATGCAAAAGTTCTTTTACATCAGGAGAATATTTTCCATCTCTAACAACATACTTTTGTAAGTCTGCTTTAAAAATATTATTAGCTACATATACTAAATATTCTCTTTGCCATTTTTTTAAACCGTCTTCATTTAACATTATTACTATTTTTTCATTATTCTGTAGTATGCTTGGTAATATACTGTTTCTAGTGAAAGTAGTTTTACCTACATTACTTAATCCACCTATTAAAGTTATATTTCCAGCTAACATTCCACCAGTTTCTTTTGTGATTAAAGGCAAGTTACAATAAGGCAAACCTACTGCAAATCCCTTATCTAATTCATCAATCAATTCGTGTATTCCGTCTGCTATGTTATAACTTTTTGTATCTCCTTCAATATTCACAAAAATATGATTCAATTTAGATTCATAATAAGCATAAATTTCTTCTGCGTTCATATCAGTAAATTCACTAAGTTTATCATAAACAGGAAATTTCATTTTTAATAATTGCAGTACAACATTCCATTTATGTAATTCATCTATATATCCATTTATATTTTCTTCTTTTACATACTCTTTAGCTTTTTCAATGGTGTCATAACCACCATACTCTTCATATTTCTTTTTTAATTTATCATGTTTTTCAAGATATAATCCTACTGTAATTTCATCTAGAGATTGTTTTTTTTCTTTAATAATAATATCATATGCTATTACATAATATACTCTCCATATATTATTTGTAAAATCTTCTAATTTTAAATTATCATATACATATAATAAATCAGGATTTTTATAAAATATACTACAAATATTTGCTTCTGCTGGCAGTTTAAATTCTTTAACTTTTTGTACAGCATTATATAATTCTCTTTCAAAGGGAGTCAATTCTCTTTGATTGTTCTTTTTTTTAACAACTGCCATTTACCATAACTCCTCCAATTCTTTTTTTATTTTTTTACTTCTAGGAATATATTCAGCCTGTTCATGAATTTGATTATCTAAATTTATATTTTTAGTTTTTTCTTTTGATTTTTTTGCATTTTTACATTTTAAAACGACATTATTTATTTCTTTATCAATAATACACATAATAGCATTAAATTTATGCTGCTCATCTTTATATGTAGTTTTATTTTTTTCTAACATATTTAATATTTCAGGTCTACATATTTTAAATGTAGTAAGTATGGTTTTAAAATCATACTTTGCTAATTTTTGATGTTTTTTATTTGCTATATACTGACCATTACTTAAACCTTTTAGTCTAAGTATAAAATACTTAGGTAATTTCATATTTTCATCATATCCCATAATTTTATATTTAACATATTCATAAAGTTCAACCCAATCTTTATCTTGTGGCATTAATATCACACTCCAGTTTATGTAGAATAAGGGGTATTTTTACAACCCCTTATATTTTTAACAGATTTTGGGCAAGAAGTCTCCCATCTTCTATAAGCGAGAGATGAATTGCCAATTATTGTTGTAACAGATAGATTCTATATGCTTATAACTTACTTGGTTTACATGGCATTAATTTTTCACCATTTTTATTAATTATGAATACTAATATAAAGTATTCCTCCTTTTAGGAGTTGTTACCCTTAGACAATGTTATTATAGCTTGTATGTGAGAACATACACATTAGGTTCACTGTTCCTACTCATCAGAACTGTTTAGAGAGCCTACACAGAGCCTAAAACTA